GTAAACATGAACGCGCACACGAGGGGGGTGTGGTCATTTGGGAAAATTTATACAAATTTACGACGAGAAAAAACGAGAAAGCGTTAGAAAACGCGAGCGAACAAGACTTAGAAAAATATTGGGCGCAGATAATGATATCGTCACATCGTTAATAGATCGAGCAGCTTTTTTGCATGCAGAATTAATCGAATGTGAGGAGATAATTAAGCGAGATGGCATCATAGAGACATATAAAAATGGCGAAAATCAGTATGGGAATAAAAAAGCAGCAGCGGTAGACGTCTACAACAATTTGATAAAATCTTACAACACAGTTATAAAGACTTTAGCAGAAAGCAGAGGGGAGACAAGCGCTGAGCAAGACGAACTTCTTGCTTTCATGGCAGCGAGGCGATGAGTTATATTATCGAGTATGCAGATGCTATATTTTCAGGGGAAATATTGGCTAACGATTTTATCAAAAGACAGTATGAGATTTTAGCAAATAGAGTGGTTCAGCCTGATAGGTTTCATCTTGACTTAGATATTGCGAATAGACACATTGATTTCATGGAGATGTTTTGCAGGCAGTCACAGGGAGACAAAGGAGCGTCGTTAAAGCTTGAGTTATTTCAAAAAGCAAAATTCGAAGCAGCATATGGTATGGTCGATGATGACAATTTAAGGCAATACAGAGAGGTAAACTGCTTTGAAGGACGTAAAAACGGTAAGACCACAGAAGCTGCAGCGATTGCACTTGATGCATTGATTAATGATGACGAAGGAGCTCCGGAGGTATATTTCATCGCTACAAAGCTGGACCAAGCTAAAAAGGGATACACTGAATCAAGAAATATGGTGCAGCAATCACCTGCATTGCGCAAGCATATAAAACCGAGAGGATTTGATTTATACTGCAGAGGGAATTTTGGCATAATAAAACCTCTTGCGACAGACATCAAAAAGCTTGACTCATACAACGCATCATGCGTTATTGTTGACGAGCTGGGAGCACTCACAAGCAGACGTCCATACGATGACATGAAGCAGTCTCAGTCAAGTATGGCGAGGAAGCAACCGATGCTATGGGCAATCTCGACAAACAACTTTGTAAGGCAGGGAATATTTGATGCACAAGTTGAATACGGCAAAAAGATATTGAGAGGCGATGCAAAAGACGATCGCTTTTTATTTTTATATTACGCGCTGGAAAACGAAAGCCAGTGGACTAATCCGAAGTATTGGATTATGGCAAACCCTGGATTGGGAACGATAAAGAGCAAGGAATTTTTAGAGGACTCGGTGAATAAAGCGAAAAATGATCCTGGCTATAAAGCAACCGTTTTAACCAAAGATTTTAACATTGCGCAGGAGAGCAATCAGTCGGCATGGCTAACACCGAAACTTGCACAAAATGAAGAGGTTGCAGATATAAAATATCTTGAAAATTCGTATGCTATTGGTGGATGCGATTTATCAGCAACAACAGACCTTACGTGTGCAAGTCTTATTGTCTGCAAAAAAGATGATCCTAAAAAGTATCTATTGCAGCAATATTTCTTGCCGCAACAGAGACTTGATTATGTCATGAGTCAAGAAGAGCCAGAAGCGCCATATACGCTTTGGGCAGAGCAAGGTTGGCTTACAGTATCTCCAGGAACGCAGGTTGATTATTCGCAGGTCAGTCTGTGGTTTTATAAGATGGTTAAAGAGCATAACATAAGGCCACTTTGGATTGGATATGATAGAGCCCTTGCTGGTTATTGGGCAGACGAAATGATTAACAATTACGGATTTGAGCTAGAAAAGATTGCGCAAGGGGCGTACACGTGGACATATCCGATGAAGCAGCTCAGGGCCGAATTTGAGGCACAAAACATAGTGTATCAGAATAATCCTATGTTTTTATACTGCCTGTTAAACACGGGCGTCAAGACGCGTAATAGTGACAATATAGAGTCTATCATGCCTGTTAAACTGCAAAACAATAGGCGAATAGACGGAACAGTGTCAGCATTGAATGCGTACACATGTCTAAAAAATCATGAAGAGGAATTTATGCGCTATGTCGCAAGAAAGGGGTAAAATGAACTTCTTTAGTAACTTTTTTGGAAAGGCAAAAAAGAAAATATCGCAACTGCGAGAATTTATCGAGATAGGAGGCTACAGAGCGATATTTTCAAGGTTTGGGAATAACCAATGGGAATCGGAACTTATAAGATCGTGCATAAGACCGATAGCTTATCACACTTCAAAGGCAGAGGCAAATTCCTCTGATAAGCGTTTAGAGAGAATACTAAGAGATCGTCCGAACCTATACATGAATGGCGTAGCTTTTCTCTCTAAAATTCGAACGATGCTAGAGCTCAAGAATACGGCTTTTATAATTATAATTCGCGATGATAGAAATAAGGTTATTGGATTTTATCCAATGCCTTACACATCATTTGAAGGAGTATTAAGTCCGACGAATAACCTGTATATCAAGTTCGAAACTCAATCAGGCAGAAGCTATACATTTCACTGGGATGACATTGCGGTTCTGAGAAAGGATTACAACGAAAATGACATCTCAGGAGATAGCAACTCACCAATCTTAAATACACTCGAAATGCTCAACACATCAAACGAGGGCCTCTCGAATATGATAAAGAGTACAGCAAATTTAAGAGGTATTCTAAAGACAACAAAATCCATGCTTGATCCTGGAGATTTAAAGCAAGTCAAAGAAGATTTCGTAAGAGACTACCTGAATATTTCAAATGAGGGTGGCATTGCGACTATCGACAATTCTTATGAATACCAGGAGCTAAAGGCAAGCCCACAGGTAAGCAATTACGCAAATATAAAAGAATTCCGAGAAAATATCATGAGATATTACGGAGTTAACGACAGCATCTTGATGGCGAAGCAGACCCCGGAGGAAATGCAGGCATTTTACGAATCACGTATAGAGCCGTTTTTGATGGAATTATCCATAGAACTTACAAGCAAAGTGTTTACTGAACGCGAAAAAGGATTTGACAACTATATCGTATTCTCGGCCAATACAATTCAGTTTATGTCGACAACCGAAAAACTCAATTTGTGGAACATGGTAGACAGAGGAGCGATGACTCCAAACGAATGGAGAAGAACGCTGAACTTGCCACCATTACAAGGTGGAGATGAACCTATAAGGAGACTGGATACAGCTCCAGTCGGAACTCAAACTGTAGAAAATGAAGAGAGTGAAGAGGAGGAAAATTAAATGGCAGAACTTGACAATATTAAACGTCTTATTGAAGACAAACATGTGCAGTTTAGAGATTTTAACATTGGAAAAGTTGAGACAAGAGAGGCTGCTGAGGAAGGACAGGAGCGCATGACAATCACAGGAAGACCTGTTGTTTTCGATAGCGAAACATTGATTTGCAAGTACAGAAATCAGGAAATCTGGGAAACTATAGATGCAAAAGCTCTTGATAACGCTGACATGTCCGATGTTATCTTCAACATGAATCACTGCGGAAGAGTGTTTGCACGTACAAGAAACGATAGTTTAAAACTATTCAAAGACGATAGAGGGCTAAGCATGGAAACTGAACTATGGGAAGATGACGAGGGTCATAAGAGCCTATATCGTGACATCAAGCGAGGAATTCTCGATAAGATGTCATTTGCATTCACAGTCAGAAAGTCAGAGTATGTATATACCGAGGATGCGGAAACAGGGACAGAAAAGGTCTTAAGAAAGATTTTAGAGATTGATAAGCTCTATGATGTTTCTGTAGTAGACATCCCAGCATACGATGCTACTGAAATATCAGCGAGAAATGCGTTTGCAGCGGAAAGCGAATTGCGCAAAGCGGAAAGCATAAAGGCGGCAAGCCTTGCTCGCGAAAAATATAACTATGAAAGAATCAAAATGGAGGAAAAGTAATGAATCTAAAGGAATTGAGAGCAAGACTAGAAGAAATTGATACACTTGTAGCAAAGAGTGAGAGCGCTGACGAGGTGAGAGGCCTCATTGATGAGATGAAAGAGCTGAAACAGAGGGAAAAAGAACTCGTGCAGCTTGAGCAGAGAACTAAAGAAGCTACGATGATTAATGGCGGTGAGAGCGGAGCAACAATCGTAGAGAGAAGCGCATCAACTGAGGACGAGTCAGAGGGCACTGACAGTGAGGTGTATCGCAGAGCATGGCTGAAAACCATTGCCGTTGATCAGAGGGGGAAACACCTATTTGGCGAACTATCTGAAGAGGAGACGCGTGCATTTACGTTCACAACAGCAAACACTGGTGCGGTTGTACCTGTAACGGTTGTAAATAAGATAACAAGCCTTATACGCAACGACTCACCAATCCTTGATGATGCTACACCATCTGGAATCGAGGAAGGTTTTGCACTCGTAAGACATACAGAAATTAAAGCTGGAGATGCAACTGGTGTTACCGAAGGTACAGCGAACGAAGATGAAGAGGATGTATTTATCCAGATTCCACTAACTGGAGTAGATGTTAAAAAGCATGCCACAATCACGAGAAAGATGAAGTTCCAGAGCATAGATGCGTTCGAGGACTGGCTAGTAAAGCACCTTGCAGATAGAATTAGAGTTGCGAAGGAAAAGGTGCTAATCGCAAGGCTTGACAATGAAGCACCTTCAGGAGCTACAAAAGTAGATGACTCGGGCATAGCGGCTGCAAATATACTAACAGAGAGGACATACTCTGATGAGTCAATCAGAGCAATCATGAGCCTTATCGATGCAGATGGAGAGGTTGTCGTATATGCAAACTCAAAGACTATATGGACAGGTCTTGCAGGGATAAAGGATGGAGACGGCACAAAGGCATTCATCCCAAACCCTATGGCAGATCCTATAGTACAGGGTAGAATCTACGGGGCAACAGTAAAAAAAGACAGCAATCTTGCTGACAACGTGGCATACTTCGGAGTCAAAGGCGCACTGCTTGCAAACACACACGCACCACTTGAGATATTCCCGTCGCTCGAAGCAAAGACTGCAAATACAATCATAACAGGAGATGAAATCTTCGATGGTGGTCTTGAAAATCCAAAAGCATTTGTCAAGGTTACATTTAAGCCGGGGGAATAACTCCCCCTGCCGCCTTGGCGGGTAGTGCGCACAAGTACACGCACCAGGAACTTAACGCACTGACTATCGAACAGATCAAAAAGATAGCAGGGGAGAGGCATTATGGCATCATAGCGACACTAAAATCGGAGATAATAAGTCAATTTTTGGCGCAACAAGGAGTATAATCAATGGTTAGCAGAAAGGAATCTGTCAAGAACAGTCTTAGAATAAGGCATGACAAATTAGATGCAGAAATTGAATCAACAATCACGGCAGCAGAAATGGACTTAATAAGAATGGGTGTAGCAAAAGATGTTGTAAATGATAAAGATAATGCGCTGGTAAATAGGGCAATTTGCATTTATTGCCTTTGGCAAATGACAGAAGATGAACGGCTCATTGACAAGTATCATAGAGCTTACGAAATCCACGCAGATGGATTGAGGAAAAATAAGAGGGTGTCTGATGTATAACGAAATAGCAGAGTTGGGGAAAGAAACACTGACGCAAGATGAATACTTAAACGAAGTACCAGGGTATGAATGGACGGAAGTTTTTTGTAAAAGAACATCAATCGGACAGCAAGAGTTTTACAATTCCGCTGTTGTATCATTAAAGCCAGAGTTTAAGCTCGTTTTAGCTGACTATTACGATTATGATAATCAAAAGATTGTTAGATACGACGGCAAGCTATACGACGTGATTAGGACGTTTATCGCAAAAAACACCATAGAGCTAACTGTGAAGGAAAGGTTCGAAAGAAATGCGTGATTCTATTGAAGTTCAAATGAGTAAAATCCTAGATGATTATTCTAGCGAGCTCGACAGGAAAACTGATGAAGCAATCCAAAGAGTGGCTAGGCAAACAGTTAATGTGCTAAAGCAAACAAGCCCGAGAAAGAAAGGCGGTTATGCTAAGAGCTGGGCTCTAAAACGTAATTCGCAAGATCGTGCTATAGTATACAACAAAAAAGGAAGTTTGACTCATTTGTTGGAGCGAGGACACATTTCAAAAAACCAATATGGATCGTATGGACGCGTCGCAGCAAGGCCTCACATCAAACCGGCAGAGAGTGCAGCAAAGCAAATGTTGCTTGATGAATTGGAGAAGCTATGACATTTCAAAATCTACTAAAAAGAGCTGGAATACCGGTGGCATATGGAGTGTTTAAAAACGCTCCGAAGCCACCGTTTATTGTGTATTTGGCTGAGGGTCAAAAAACAATCAAGGCAGATGACACAATATACTACAAGACAAACAAATACAGGATAGAATACTATTTTAAGTCGAAAAACGAAGAGAAAGAAGAAGCCATCGAAAAGCTATTGCTTGACGGTGGTTTTTTGTACGAGAAATCTGAAGACGTCTATATAGAGTCTGAGGATTTATATGTGATCTACTATGAAGTTTAGATCAGAAAGGAACGAAACATGAATAAAAATAAAGTTGAATTTGGTACATCAAATTTTCACATCGGAATATACGAACTTGACGAACACGGAGCCGCAAAGCTAGGGCCGTCAATGGCAGTTCCAGGAATGAGAGCGCTAAGCCTGGACGCAGACTCAGAGGAGTCAAAATTCTTTGCCGATGACGTCGTCTACTATAGCGACTTCAATGATAACGGCATGACGGGAGAGCTTAACATGGCGCTATTTCCTGACGCGTTCAAAACAACATTTCTCAACTTCAAGGAAATGGCTGATGGAGGGATTGCTCAAATCAAGGGAGGAGTTTCAAAAAAGGTTTATTTCGCGTTTGAAGGGAAGGGCGACAAGAATAGAAGGAGACATATCTTCTTCAATGCCTCACTAGGAGCAATTAAAAGAGAACATAAGACAATCGAGGAAGGCAAAGAGGTTGAAGAGGAGACACTTCCGATTACAGTTACAGGCGATAACAAAACAGGTGTTATCAAGATTTCGTATGCAGAGGGTGACACTGGTTATGAAACTATATTCAGCGCACCAACTATTCCGGCTGTTAAAAACGAGTAGGGGGATATATGGCAATC